GAGCTATTCCGATCGGGCGAACTGCCCCTGACGAAGAACCCAGGTATGTTCACCTGTCCGATGTGCGCTATGCGCGATGCCTGCGAGCTACACGAGACAGGCAACGACTGGCTCGCGTTCCTGAGCCAGACGACGCAAGCCTGGGATCCCTACAGCGAGCACGAAGTGTACGAAGGAAGGTGACATGGAAGAACATTACCGTATCATCAAGCCCGAAGAGCAGACGTCCGATGTTTGGCAGACGGTTGCGTTCAAGGTCTGTATGGACCTGGCCGTGGACATCAACGAGCTAACACCCGCCGAACTGATGGACAAGTACGAGGCACGCGATATCCGCGTCGCGACGCTGCGTAGGTCATTCAGCCCTCCGCCTCCATACATCAACGGAGGGACAACTAACGCAGTTCTCGCGCAGCGGTGTGCCGCGATGATCAAGGGCGCACTCGACAACGTGCGAGGAGATAGGTGATTTGACGTATGGGCTCTTGGATCAGCATTTCTATCTGCAGCGAATCGGACTACGGGACTCCTAATGCCACGTAGGGGTCAAAATCTCGTCCGAGCCTCGGGGCAGCAGGCGAACCTGTCGGTGGTACAGGCACCGTCATCGCCAAACCTGAACTTCACGCAGCTGGGCGAGTCCGAGTGGATCAGGATGCTGGTCTACGCGAGCCCAGGCAACGGCAAGACCAGCTTCATCGCGACCGGCGCTGCCGAGTACCCCACGCTGATAGTTCGCAGCAGCATGGACCTGATACCGGCACGCGCGCTAGCAAGCGGTGCGCACGAGATCGTAGCCGACACGCACGAGAAGATGTTGCAGATTCTCGAGTGGTGTCAGCATATCGATCCAATGCCCTACACGTGGATCTGGTGGGACTGCATCAGCATCGCGCAGGACGTACTGCTGGACGACGTGTGGGAAGCAGCGTGGCGGAACAAGCCTGGCCGTAACTGGGTGCTTGATCAGAGCGGTAGGCCAACGAGCAAGCCGAACATCTCACCCACAGGCGGCAAGGACAAGCCTGAGTACGGTACGAACGCTGACCGTATTCAGCAATGGGTGCGGCACATGATCGGGTGCCGGCGGTTCCATTTTGGGATCACCGCTCACCCGATGGAAGGACCGCACCCAACCAACGATGAGGGTGGTGACGTCCTGCGTCCATGGATCCAGGTGCGTCAGATGCCCGAGAAGATCTGCGGCTACATGAACATGGTCGGCTTCCTTGAAGTGGTTGATGAAGGCAAGAAAGAGATTCGTCGGATCCACTTCACCGAGTCCAGCCGGTACTACGCCAAGGATCACTTTGATGCGTTCCTACCGGATGGGTATGTAGACGATCCGACGATCCCGCAGATCATGCGGGCTGTAGAGGCAGCGCGCGGTGGCGCTGACATGCGCAATCGGCGTGGCGGTGCGACTGCTACACGACGAGGTAGAAGGGAGCAGTAGTGGCAAGGCTCATTGACTACGACGTCACCGGCGTCGAGGAATCCGGTGGCGGTACCGGCGTCAAAGTCCCAACGGGACTGCGCGTCGCCCGCATCGCGTTGTGCGAACAGCGCGAGGTGAAGGCAAACGGTCAGCCCGCAAACGACATCCGAGTCGGGCTGGACATGGGAGCCGAGTACGACTGGCTCTTCACGTACATCGGGCTGGGCCCGGAGTCCGACTGGAAGCTGGCCGAGTTCATCAGGGCATGCCAGCTGAAGGAGAAGGGCAAGCTCGATCCCACCAAGCAGGTCGGCAAGGTCATCCGTGTGAAGGTCAACCACGGGGAGTACAACGGCGAGTACGCGCCGGATGCCGGCAAGCTGATGCCGTCACAGGACGGCGACGAGGTCGGTGGGTTGTCACAGACGGCTGCCAGCAATGGCAGCAGCAACGCGATCGAGACAGACGACGAGGAAGCCGAGGACACCGGCTACCCCGACGGCTTTGTCCCTTCGCGCGAGGACGATCCGGAGGTCGGCAGCTACGACGACTGGGCCGACGAGGATCTGGAAGCAGAGGTCAACGATCGGGGTGCCACCATCCCCGGCGGTCGTGGCAACAAGCGCGACAAGCTCATCAAGGCGCTGCGTGAGGAAGACAACGCAGTGGCCGATGCCGCCGACGAGGAAGAGACAGAGGGCGACGGCGATGGTGACGGTGAGGGCGATGACTACGAGAGTTGGGAGATCGACGCTCTGAAGAAGGAGTGGGAGGATCGCAACCTCGGTGACATGCCCCGCATGCGCGGCAGCGGTGCTGCTGAGCGTCTCAAGAACACGATCATCGAGGCGCTGCGCGAAGACGACGAAGCCAACCCGTTCGACTGACCATGGGCGTAGCAGGAGGAGCATTCGGTACTGACGATCTCGCACTCGCGACCACGCTAGTCTGCTCTGGTTTCGAGTACGAGCTCAAGAGGCTGAACAGCACCAAGGTGATGTGGCTGTTTGATCCACCCGCGAGTAGGGAGGATGAGTTCTTTGACATGTTGACCCGCTACGAGAGCCGTACATGCACGGTCGAGCCGTGGTCATACACCATCGAACTCAGTCGCATGAAGTCAAAGCTGTTCTCTTTCTTGGGCAGGACCGGTGCTTCTCCTGCAGCGGCCTCTGCTCCTGATGGCTAAGGTAACGCAAAAACAGATCCGAGACCTTCAACCGTACCTGGAGGGAGAGACCCCGACTCATCGGAACGCTGATGGTACACGCGAATGGAACATGCACTGTCCTTTCCACGGCGACGAGCGGCGCTCGGCAAGCCTCAACGTGGACAAAGGACTCTACTACTGCTTCATCTGTGGCGGCATGCCGGTGACTGCCCTCATCCGCCGCAGGGCTGAGTGGGGCGACCCACGTCACGCGAACAACGGTAACGTGAACCTCAACGGTCAGCCTACTGACAAGAAGATTCGCGTCATCAGCCAGGCCATGGTGGACGGGTGGCATTCAGCATTGATGAGCAATCGCGGCGCTCTTCAGTGGCTACACGAACGCCGTGGCCTGACTGATGACACGATCAACAAGTTCCAGATCGGCTACCAGGATGGCCGTAACTACACGATCCCGGTGTACGATAGCGATGGCGAGCTAGCGAACATCCGTTACTACAATCCGAACCCTGCTGAGGGACGCCGCAAGATCTGGGGCGAGACCGGCTACAACAAGCCGCCACGCCTGTACCCGCTCAGCAGCCTGGAAGCTAACCCATATGAGATTCTGATCGTCGCGGGAGAATGGGACGCCATGCTCGCCATACAGTACGGCTTCAACGCGATCACGCGCACGGCTGGCGAGAACCAGTGGGACATCAGCTGGGGTCCGCACTTCAAGGGCAAGCGTGTATACATCGCGCAGGACATGGACGAAGAGGGCCAGACTGGTAACAACAAGATCGCGCGCAGCCTGCTGCCAGTCACGCAGGAGGTCTACATCGTCAAGCTGCCGTACCCGGTGCTGGCGAAGCACGGTAAGGACATCACCGACCTGCTCACGGACGAGGGGCCAGATGCGCTCAAGCTGGCGATGTCCGAGGCGGAGCAGTACGTCCCGCGTAAGGGAGCACGTCGTAAGGCTACCGCTGAGATTGAGACGGTATCGGTGCTGGACACCTTTGACTCAAGTCGCACCGGAACACCCATGCGCATCGTCGTAACGCTAAAGGGACGCAAGGAGCCGGGCTACAACGTGCCGCGCAAGGTGCATCTCTTCTGCTCGCAAGATGCAGGCGCGAAATGTCAGGGCTGTCCTCTCAACGCCATGAGCGGTGAGGCTGACCTCGAGATCGCGCCAGATGATCCGATCATTCTTTCCATGGTTGAGTCTACAAAGCCAGGACTCGCCTATGCGATCAACGATGCGTTCGGAATCCCCGGCGGCAAGTGCGGCAGGCTAAAGCATGGCTACGAGGAGCAGCAATCGGTGGACGTACTTTTCGCGCGTCCGGCGCTGGACTACACCGACGGTGCAGACACGTCGCCGGATGCAGCAAAGTACAAGGGCATCACCATCACGTCGGTAGGACGTCATGACCTGATGGCGAACAACACCGTTACGGTAGTGGGCGCGCTGCATGCGAACCCGTACAATCAGCGCAAGGAGTTCTTGGCGCATGAGATCGCGTACACCGAGACCGCTGTAGACAGTTTCAATCTAGACGATGCTAGCATTCTGCTGATGAAGAGATTTCAGGCACCAGGTGACCCGATCAAGAAGCTGGCCGAGATCAGTCGGACGTTGAGCACTCACGTCACAAGGATCCACGGACGCCCGGAGATGCATGCGCTCATGGATCTGACAT